ATTGAGTTACTGCCTTTGCTCTTTTCGCTTATTACGGATATTGCGTAATTATTGAACGTGAAACCACGCTCTTTGCCTCCTAACTCTTTTTTTATCATATCTAGCTTTCTATTGTTTGTGTAGGTACTCCGCTCAACTGAATAGTTGCAGAGAAAGTCGCTGCTCCGTCCTGCGGTGCGCCTAATTCCAGGTTGCTTACGATTGCGCCCGTTCCTGAATAAGTTACTTCACCGGTTACAGGCGTTTCGGGACCCATTGCCCAGCCAAGTTCTGTATCGTTTTCAAAATAGGTGTTCAGGTCTGCTTCGCTGATCCTTCCTGATGCGCTGTTGATTTCAATAATGCCCTCAATCTGGATAGTCCTGTCCTTAATACCGTTGAGTTTCTTTGTACCGCATTTACTTGATGCGTCAATTACATTCGCAGCCCTTGTGTAAGTGTTGTTAGTAAGACAAACTACAAGATCGTAGCTGCTCCCGTTTGCCGGGTCAATCAAAAAGACAATCCTTTTGCCTTCTAAAGTATCGTTAGCCATTTAAGTGTTTTTTAATTGTAATAGATTAGGTGTGTAAAAATTATTTGCCTTGAAACAAAAGCGTAGTCGCCTAACTTGTTTCTGGTTGTTATGTCGTTTGTTTTTATCGTTTCTACGATCTGAAAACCATCTGCTGTTAATGTGTTCAGTACATCAGGTTTAACCGCTTGTAAAATCTGATCACAGGCAGCATTCAGATCCACGCTGTTGTTTATTTTGTTCTTAACTGAGTGAACACTTATTTGAACTGTTGCACGTTCCCCTGTTTTTGATTTATTGCTCACATCCGTTGCCGTTATGTCGCTTATCACCACGTAAACCGGACTTAATTCGTTATCGGGTTCTTCACCTTCATATACAGGCAGATTCGTTGCCGATATGGCTTCGTAGTATGCTTTCTGTAATGATGTGTTTATATCTTTCACTTGATAACGTTGTTTAAATCATCCTGCAACTGTTTCAGGTTTGCGTTGATAGCAGGGTATAAAAAAGGTTTAGGTTTAATGCCTTCCCTTGCTATTTTTAAAGCAATGGGATAAGCAGCGTCATCACTCATGCCATGCCTTTTAACCCATCCCATCATCGCTTTTAATAACTCGTCAAATGTTTGTCCTGTTGGGCCTTTAAACTGAGCAGCGTAACTTTTCCAATCTGCCGGTAAACTCGCCACGTACTGAGCAGCGTATTTCCTTGTACCGAATTCTAAGAAAGCTGCGTAAATAGTAGCTGCACCAACTTTCATACTGAGATTTCCAGGCTGATTAAATATTGAATTCCTTAACCTTCCCTCATCTGCCGGTGCTAACTGTTTTGCCGTACCGTCAACCCTCAATCCGAAATCATTTAAAGCCGCTTGCGTTTCTTTCCTTGCTGTACTGGCAATTTTATTAGCGTTCTTTATCGCTGCATCAAGTCCTTTTATTTTAAGATTTATGCCCATTATGCTGCTGCTATAAAATATGTTACCGATACGTTACAAATCCTGAAACTGCCTGAAGACGCAACGACTTCTATTTCGTACCCATCGTTTGCGCTGTTAACTTTTAAAATGCCCCTTGCTGTTGTTTCCGTTGTTAAAGCCGTCTGAAGTGTAGCAAAGCATGGAACTATGTTTGCATTGGCTCCCGAAACTCCGGTTGGTAACAAAGGGGCAGGTAAATCATCAGGGAAAGCGATATTAAAAGTTGTTATACCTGAACCCGCTGTTGCCCAGTTAATATGAAAGTGAGCATGGCAAACCCTGCTGTTATTCGATACCTCAAAACTGTACCTATGGTTTGTTGAACCCGTTGGGCTTGTACCGTTGGTAGTTACTGAGGCCGTGTAAGCTTTATCGTATTCACCGGTAGGCGTTGGTATCTCTGCCAGTATTAAATTGGCCAATGTCTGCAACGTTGCCTTTACCTCTGTTCCCGGTTCTTGCAAAGCGGGTATGTAATCGTCAAGCGTTAACGGGCTGGCATCCGGTAATAAATCGTATGGTATATTAAGCGGCATTAAAGCGAATAATAGTGAACGATAATTTTTACCCCTGCTGCGATCGTAGTGCTAAACAATAGATTTCCGTTTGCCTGGTTGTGGTAAAACTCTTTTTCCTGACCGTCAAGGGTGGAAGTAGATTTTTTAACATACTCAACACCATCAACTGTTAAGCTGGAAATAAAAGCACCTATCAAAGAACTTTCAGTATAATTGTTAACGCCTGTTGCTGTTATTACTAATTGTGTTGGTAGCATATTAATAGCAGGTGCGTTACTGTTTATGTTGTTATCAACCCTTGTGCAGCGTATCTTTTCAAAGTCTTTCGTTTCCTCACTTGTAATACTTACACTGTTGATCTTGTGTCTTACGCCGTCGTAAATCAGAATATCATTGCTCTTTGTTGGCCGGGTTTTTTCGTACCTCTTCAAGACTTCGTAATCATAAGTCCAAACTTCTTTTTGGTTGAACTCAGTGGGATTACCACGTCTTTCTTTTACGTCTGCCCAAACACTCCAAACCGCAACAAGTGTTTCCACGTTACCGCCGGAATCGTTCTGCACATACGCCGACCTTCTTATTTGAACCCTTCTATTGCCTTTAAACACGGCGGTATTTTTTAAGCGTTTCTTTCCACTTAGGAATGCCCTCAACCCCTTTTCTCAGATCGTAGTTGTAAAAGATATTTTCCAGCAAACCTCTTTTGATTACTAAAGGCAGAGTTTCATAACCTCCCTGATAAGTGGCTTGCATTTGCCTGTATTTAGGCTCTTTTAACTGCATCCAATTTGTACCAACTGTTTTGTAATCCGCTGCGAGTATTTCATCGCCGTCCTCATCTAGCAATTCGTCCAATTCGGCTACTGGGCCGTAAGGGAAATAAACACCACCGTTACAATTATTCAGGCTTACAACGACCTCTCTTTTTACAAGGTTGATTCCTAAATAGCTTTCCACTTCGTCAACACAAGCCGGTATTAAATCGTCCTCAATGAAAGCATCGTCTTCAGATATGTCGATCTTGCAAAAGTTCTTTACTTCTGTAAGCGTAACAGGGTACTGCGTAATGGCCTCCCTTGCTATGTCTAATATCTGATTGTAACTAACCATTGTTTTTAAAAAGACCCCGCCCGTAGGCAGGGCCTTAATCCGTATGAAAAGAAAAGAAAGCTGTATTAAGATGTAGCGTCAAGTGTTGCTTTAGCAGCGGTAAACGTACCTTTAACAAGGACAGCAGTATCGTTTGCAGATACGAACTGAACAAGCCTTTGTTCCAAAAGGATAGTCTTCTTGTTATTGATAAAGTCGTTACCGTCCAAACCGATCTGAATACGCATACCCTGACGGAACCTTACGTTAACTACTGACAGATCGCCGCCTACGAATTCGTCAGAACCCAGCGCATTTGTTCCGATAAGACGGATACCGAATACATTTAGATTACCGTTTGCGTCAACCAATACACCCTGTGGCAAAATGTAATGCCCATCAGAGCCTTTGTTTGAAAGCATCCTGTTGATTACACCTTGCTCAACGAATACAGCGTTAGCCTGTCCGTGTGCTTTTTTAACCTGCAATGCGATTGCATTGATTACGTCGAAGTCGTTAGGGCTTACAACCGTACCGGCCAATGTTGATCCTGTGAAAGCAGATGCGTACTCGTTAATGCCTTTCAGATTGTCGCCTGTGTTATCTCCGTCAATCAACTGATCTTCTGTAACGATGTCGGCACGTTTCATCAGGTTGTTTTGAATGTACCCGATTAACTGTGGCTGATCGTCCATGAGTTCGGTAGTAACTTTACCGTAAACGGCAATTTTCTTAGCGATTGCGTTTCTTTCTTCGTAGCGAACTGAAAGGAATGTTTTTTGGTCGCCTTCACCTAAGAAGATTGGCGTACCCTGTTCGTCCAGTTCTTCAATCCACAAAGCGTAAGGCTTGCTCATATTGCTAACGCTTACGTTAGACAGGTATGTAAGCAAACGCTGACGGATAGCTGAAATGATACCGGTATTTTCAGTGATTGTGTATTGGCTTGCTGATCCAACGGCTTCAACTGTATTGAAGTTTCCGATTGTAACGGCTGCTTTCAGATCAAATACCAGTGGTTCTTTTTGCTTACCACCGCTGGCAATGATTGACTTAATTTCTTCGGCCATTTCAGCGTATTTCTCAGAAAATTCAGCCTGCCATGACTTCGTTTCTTTTTTGGTATTGTACATCCCGTTTTTCAATTGCTCCTGGAATTTGTCGAAGTCCTTAACTGTGATGTCGAGGTCTTCTTTCATTTTCTTCAGGTCGGCAGGTGTCATACCTTCAGGAAGTTTATCCAAACCTTCCAAAAGCTTTTTCAACTCTTTCAGGTTTTCGGCTGCTGCTTCTTTAGCTGCTTCAGTTGCTTTTGTAGAAAGGAAATTTTCGAGATTGGATTTTGTTTTTTCAAGTTCAGGCGTAATAAGCCCCTTTAATTCTTCAGGTGTCATTGTTATTTAGTTAGCTTGTTATTAAAATTTGTGAAAGCCTCTTTGAGTATGTCCGCATTGATTACCGGTGAAGTGGTAGGAGTTACCGGCTTCATGGCTTTATATCCTGATTGCAGCCTCATTAACTCAATCATCAAAAGGCCTTTATTAGAATCGGAGTATTTATCCTCCTGTATTCGCTTAATTAATCTGTCGAACCTTGCGTTGATAAGTTCGTTTTCGTCAAGTTCTGCATCGTCAAATAGCGACTTGATCGCTTTTGTAACTCCCATTACAGGAGTGTCCGGGTTTGCACCCCACAATACCGCACTGCCTTCAAATAGCCTCGCTTCTGTAATTATGGTGTGACCCTCTTTTGCGTTAACCCTTGAGATGGTTTTAAATCCTACGCTATGTTGCGTAAAGTCGCCCGATTCGTAAAGAGGCCAAGCAACTTCACGCCATGCGAAAGAATCTTTATACTGGCTTACCCCGTAAACATATTTCCCGTCAATGCCTACCTCTTTGAATTTTGATAGTGCTGAAAAGCTGTTGCTGTCGTGGTCGAGTAAATGCCAAATTTCATTTGAACCGTTAGGGCCGTTTTCCTTTATGGTTTTGTTAAATGCTCGCGGGTCGAATACCTCATTATCTCTGTCTACTGATTCGAGTTGTGCAATGGCTACCTTTACGGATTTCGTACCGGTATCAATATCTAAAGTCTTACAAGTGTTGTACTTCTTTTGGTATTTTTGCACGCATTAAAAGTACTTTTAGAAACAAAGTGTAAAAAGTAGTATTTTGCAGTAAATTGAATATTCTATAACGAAACCTTACATAATGGAGAAAACCGTAAGTGAGAGAATTCCTAAAGAGGCATTCGATGCCATGATGCAGCACATCAATATCAAAACCGTTAAAAAGTGTGGCTGGATAGGAGAAGCGATAATGGAGAAAATAGAAAGGGAAAAGTATTATGAAAGTATCAGGCCGGTAAAATACGGGCCGTCTGAATTTAAGTAGTAATCAATCTGCCGTTTCGATCACGTTTACCCGTAAACGTTAAAACGCATCTGCAATTAACGACTTCTTTTGCCGGCGTTGGTAATCCGTTCTCTTGTGTTCTGATGCCGGGCTGTTGCATTAAAGCACCGCCAACGTTAAAAGGGGTATCAATATCTACTGTAGTACCGTTTACGTTCCTGTGATCCGGCCTTGTTCTGTTATCTGATACTGATAACCATTTCTTTGTAAGTTGTAAGCCAGATTCTTTAGCGTTGATTATAGCAGCGCCGTTTGCCGCTGTAACCGTTTCAGTTCTGGCAATACGCCTAGCCCTTACTGCTGTGAATTCCGGGTGCTTAGTGAGGATAGCAACTATTTCGTTAAATGATGCGCCAGATTCTGCTGCATCACTTAAAACGTTTACAATAACTTCCCTGCTATAAGCCGTCATTAATTCGGCATCGTTGTATAAATCAATACCGTAGTATTGCCGCATCAATTCCAAGATACGTTCAGAAAATCCCATTGGTAAACGGGCCTTTTGGCTACGGATATTGAGGAAAGTTTTGTGCGCCCAAGTCGGGCCAACGCTTTTGTATAAATCTGTAAGTATGTTGTATATTGGTTGAGCGTTTACGCTGCCTGGGTCTTTAGTTCTGATAAACTGTTTTAGCTGATCCTGAAGGGCATTAACAAACTTACGGGTATATTTAATTTCCCATTTTGCTTGATAGCTTTTCCATAGGTTCAGTAAATCTTTTTCGTCCATCAGAAAGGGTTAACTTCTACTGTTATGTCAATACCCATTTCACCGGGGTATAATCTTTGCGCGATCAGTTTCTTTATTTCGGTTACTCTTTTGCGGTGTTCCAATTGCTTTTGTGCGCACATTGGTTTAGGGAATTCATGCAGGATTAATACCTCAACCCGGCTAAACACTTTGTCTGCTATTTGTTGGTTGGTTTTCTCCATTGTCTAAGTTTACGTCTGGAATACTTAAATCGCTAAGCAACATTTTGCCGGAAGATACTATAATCTCGTCCATTAAAGGATTGTCGCTCTTATCCCATTTGAACATCTGCCTTTTTTCGTTATTAGATATGAATTCAATATCCTTAATAGCATCGTACTTGTCCTTTATGTTTTCCTGAAGTACGCTAATATCGGAAATATCCTCCTGAAATTGCCTTTTTTTATCCCTGAAATCATTAACCAGGCTCCTGTTTAACGCATCCCTAACAATGAAAACAGTAGGTAAAAAACATTCGGTATAAGCCGATGCCTTGCTTTCTTTTACGTTATTATAGGTGCTTCTTTCGTCATTGTTAAAAAGCACGTCTGATATGTGCCACAGATTACAGAGTTTCTTAAAGTCTATCTTGCCTAGTTCAGCTACTTCCATATCAGTAAGTTTAGTACCTAGCTGTATAGCTTCCATCTGATTACCTGAAAAGTACGGTGCGCCTTTATTCGCTGAGTTATTAATAAACCGGGCGAAGTTTTCCCGGTGCTTGTCCGCTGTTTCAATTCCGGCCTCTTCTTTTGAATAAACGATTGCCGGAACGCCACCGTTCTGAAGTTGCGCCACACTGGCATCCATATTTGCGTTGATTCTTGTTAGTCTTTTTGCTGCAACTTTAATTCTACTTAACCCGCGCCATGACGTAACGCCAAAGCCTTCAGGATTAAACCCTTTAACGTGGATCATGTCTTCAGGCATAATCCTGTAAGTGGTTCCTTCATGTGTGTACTCGTACCAAAGAACATTTTGAGGGAAATTAGTAGTAACGATTAATGTTATTTTGTACGGCTCTAAAATATGCAGTTTATCAACCGTTGCATTAACTCCAAAAGATACTTTTCTATCCTTGTAGATAAACGCCTCGTCCGAAATATAAAGCCATGAATAAAGCTCTACTAAGCCCTCAAATTTTGACTTATTGAAAAACGGATTTTCCCAAAACTGAGCGAACTTGTCATTTTCTGGCAAGTCCTCCAGTGCTTTTATTTTTAAATATTCATACTGGAAAGATAACGGGCTGGCAGATTTCAGCCTTTTTGCCTTCGGATCGTTTACTACTGCGTAAGCATACAGCGGAACAAGGGCGGTGTTTTGAGCGCAATACGAAACGATAGAGTAAATATCGTCTATTGTACTATAAGCGTCCTTGTCTGTGTAATTGTAGTAGTCCGGATAAACTCTTGTTGAGTTGGGCGGCATGGCAGGAGTGGAAAGTATTTGCGATAATTCTTTTACCTGCGATTCAAGCTGTTCAATCTTTTTTTTGTCTTTACCGAAAGTGAAGATCATAGTTTAATAATTGGCTGCGCTATATTCAATAGCCGGTTTTAAATCGAAAATCTCCCGCATCATTAGCATATCTAACAAGTCAGGGCTTTCGCCGTTAAGCTTTGCCTTCATTTCTTCTTTCGGAATTATTCTTAATTTACCATCCATGTCAATCTTATCCCTCTTAATCGCTTTACGCTCAAAGAGAAACCGTTGCCGGACGGTCATTGTATTGTCGTACATCATTGTCGCCACACGCTCGTTAATCTTCAATTCTCCCCTTGCGACCCTATCCCCTGAACGGTAGTAACACTGTGTTTTAAGGTTAAAATAGTTCTCCTTAATCTTTGTACCGCTGACCTGATCCCTGACTTGTATTGCCGGTGTGCCACCGTTAAAAGGTATTGCACCCCTGACAAATCCATCCACAAAACTACCGACCCCATCAGCGTCATAACAAATATACTGATTATTTACCGAATATTTTTTGGCAAAGTCAGAAATTTTATTTATAACGTCTTTACCGTCGGATTTATCCATGATGCACAAGTCCATCAGTTCAAAACCTTCCCAATAACCTACAACAAACTTATTGCTACCTTTCATTGCGATGTCGGCCGTAATGTATTTGCCTTTTCTGTCAACATCTCTGATGTTATCAAAACAGCCTAAGAAAGACGGGTAATCGTAGATGTCCTGAGCGTTTGGCTTTGCTTTCCAATTACCGCCTAACAGCCTTAACTGATCTTCTTCGTTCTGCGATAAAAGGTTTCCTAAGTACTGCGGGTTTTCTCTTAACAACGCCTCGTTATCGTAAATAGAGCCACCAATTAAAGTGAGTGATTTTATCAGGTCTTTGTATTGAACTAGCCCTTTGGACTTTTCAATCATCGGCCGCAAAAAGTCTTCTGATTCGTCTACCACTTCCTGAAACGTATTGCCCCAAACAAAGTCATCACCACGCCGGGTAAAGTATCTCAGTTTGCCTTCCTTTTCTTTATCTACAAACCCGTCTGCATCAATCCACCATTTAACCAGGTCGGCAACCCAACTATCAGGATCGGGGTTGCACGTTGCGCGCATCCACGGATTAACACCACAGGTTGAACGGTTACGGCTGGCCAGATACCAAAACATTTTATCCGTGAAGTGGGTAAGTTCATCAAATCCAATGTAGGCCAATTCTGAACCCATCCAATCGTAAATGCTGCTTTCATATTCCAAATGCCTAAATGAAACCCTGCTATCTCTAAAATTCCAGTCAAGCGTTGTTTCTTTCAGTTCCCCTTTAGCGTGCATATAAAGTTCCCTTGACGCATCTAAAAGACCGCCCGGATTCCTAACCTGTGTTGTATTTCTACGGAAAATAACGCCTGTAAACTTAGGTACTGAAACCGCACGTAATGGATCAGCAAGTAAAGCCCATGTTTTACCAACACCGGCTGCACTCCCTCCAATTGCTATATCAGCAGGGCTACTTAAAAACTTCTCCTGAAAACCGGCTTGCGGCTTAATAATGTTTTTCAATAATTCCGATTAAGACGCTTTCTTTTCTTAACGGTTATTTTGTAATTACATCATTAACAACTTTAATCCAATAGTTCCAATCGTACTTTTTAACGTAGTCTATGCAGTTCTTTGATAACCTTTCCCTTAGTTCTGTATCGGTCAACAATCGTTTTGCGTTGTTGTAAAGATCGTCTGCATTGTAGCCTGAACGTAAACAGTTTTCTTCATGTATTAAATCGTCATCACCGGAAATGATCGCCCTGGCTGTTACGGTTCCTTTCGTCATGGCTTCCATTGGAGCGCAAGCACGGGCATCGTACAAAGTAGCTTTAATTAATATCGTTGCCTCCCGGTAGAGAGTGTTCAATAACTGAATGGAGGGCTTGCAATGGTATTCATGCGGAATATGCTTATTTGTTTTCCTTTGGATTGAACCATAAGCAACTATTCTGTAACCGTCAGCTTTAAGCCTTGCAGCTACGTCATGGCTGATATAATGAACGTCCTTTGACGGGTTGCCACATTCCCAGCCCTCAATTAAAACCGTTTTGCCGTCCTTCGGTGTTTCATCAATAGGGAACTCATCAAGGTTTACCCCGTCGCCGATGTAGTGCAGCGGAGCAGTACGACCAAACTTTTCTTTCATCCATTCCATGTTCCATTTACTTATCGAAAACATCGGATATTTAGAGGTATAGAACTTTTTACACTCGGCTAGCCAAGCCGGATCGTGTGGCCTAAACAAATGCTCCATCATTTGCAGGAACGTAAAGCATTTCTGATGCGGCAAAACAAGGTCAAGTAAATGACTGCTATGCGGACTTGTCAGTATTACACAATCGGCTTCCCACATTGCAGTGATGTCGCAAATCTTTACTTTATCGCTTATCTCAAACCAATAACAGGGCTGTTCTACTTTAAGGTTATACAGATAGACTTCATGCCACTGCGTTAACCTGTTCGCCCATTCCATTATAACCCTTAACCCTCCGTGTGGTGTTGACCATGACGGGATTGTGATGAATACTTTCATTATCTTTTCTTTAGTCTGTTAATTAAGTTTAAGCATTTCTCTTGCTGCAAATAGCACAGCATATTTCTATAATACCTTACAGGAGCACGACGCCTATACAGCGCAAATTGAGAAACAAACTGCTCAATATCTTTCTTTGTAATACTCATAAATAATCAATTAATTCAGCGATAACGCCTTCACCGCCTTTTGTTTTTAATATTTTAATGCCTGGTATTTGTTTGACCCGGTAAAACGCATCTGCCGGGCAGAACTTCAGGTCTGCTTTCTCCAGTAGTGGAATATCCCAGCTATCGTCCCCAATGGCTGCGTAATCGGTAAAACTATGATCTGACTTATCCCTTGTTACAGTCAGTTCAGCACCTACCTTTTGAGCGTACGCTTTGATGATAGGGGATTTACTGGCAGTCATGATAACAACGTGATAGCCTTTAGCGCAAAGTTCTCTTATAGCCCTACTATCCCGGCTGTGAACCTCTTTAAACAGTTCTTTTCCTGCGCTGTCAATGGTTAGCTTGCCTGTTGTTAAGCAGCCGTCAAAGTCGATTATTACTGTAGATATTGGATTCATATTTTAATTACTACAAGCACTGCATGGGCAGCTTAATACAAGCAAACGGAAAAGGAAATAAAGCACTGTAAACGCTCCCAATATTAACGATCCGTAAAAAACGTTTTCGCCTATATCAATTCGTACAGGCTGCTTTTTAGGTGTTGCTTTCATTTTAGTTGCCATTGCTTTCTTTTTTCGTAATCCAGACAAACCAATCTTTGCCGGTGTTGAGTTTGAATTGCTTATAATAGATAGGATTAAGCCCTAAATTATTTACTCTACCCGATTTGTCTTTAACATACAATTCAGCAAACTTCATATCTGGCGTACATTTGCCTGTACTTATTTGCTTTTCCTGTATTCCGATATTCCACTGATGCATACCCTTCCAGTTCTCAAACGTGGCCTCATTTTCAAATCCCTGAATGATTAAGTACCCACCGGGCTTTACACAGACAAACATTGAGTTGTAAGCCTTAACCGGGTCTTGTGTGTGGTCAAGGGCGTTTCTCATGTGGACGATGTCGAATTCATCGTGCCAATCTTTAGGTAAGTTTTCAGCAGCTATCCCGTATGGTATCAATAAGCCATGTTTATCATAGTCAAATATTTTTTCATAGTCATTAGCCAATAAATCAGTAGCAACCAATTCAACCCCCGGCATCAGCCCATGCAGCACACTTACAACGCCCGACCCGCAGTCAAGTATTGAACCATCAGCAGGGCAGTTCTTAACGATGAAATCTGCCACGTCCTGATCAAGTTCTGAGGTTTTGGTATTGCTGCACCAATCTTTTAGAAATCGGTCTGTTTTGACGAATACTTCCCAAAATTGTAGTTCTTGTTCTGTTCCTTGTATCATAATATTTTATTTAGGCCATAATTTACTTTCCCAATCTGCCCCGTAGGTTTCAACCATGTACTTCTTGCTTAACGGGGTGTGATAGTTTCTTAACTGCTTTCTTATTTCGCTGATCGGGTGGGTAGTTGTTTTGTTTCGTAAGTAGGTGTGTTTTACTTCAACGCCGTTGTGAACGCCTACGAAACCGCCCGCTTGTTTTACCTGGTAACTCAGGATTAAGTCCATGTAGTAGTAAGGCGTTTCTTCACAAAGCGGGAAATCTTTTAATGCCCTGCAACTAACCATTGGAGCGGTAAGCTCTACGAATGGGACCTCGTTTGCGTTAAATTCAGAAAATTCAGGGTTGCAGTGTAAATGCTTATGATCGCTACTGTTCATTACGGGATGTAACAATATGCTATCCTTATCGTGCATCACAACCAAAAAATTAGCCGCAGAAAGAAGCCTTTTTGGTACATCTGGGTCGAATATTATATTAGTAACCAACCAAACATACTCATACTTCCCCTTTACGTGCTTTTCAAAGGCTTCGTTGAATGCCCGGCTCATATTACCCACGCCGTCCCTGTCCGCAAAATATACGTCAAATGGCTGCTTATTAAGGCAGTCAAGCGTCTGTTGCCATTCAGGCTCTAAATACTTCAGGGCTATTATTGCAAGGTCTTTCATGGTTGTTTAGTATTAAAATCCGCAACAGGCTAAATCATGTTTTAATTCGTCAGACATCAGTAATTCGTTGCCGACGTATTCTATTTCGTCATATTCCGATGATGATACAATTCTTTCTGGAGGATACCTGCCATCTGTACAGGGTACTTTACCAGACCCGCTGCTACAAAAATGCAATACGTAATAAATACCGTCTGGCCTTACTTCTATTTTATAGCCATGTCCAAACCCTTTATTATGGGTACACATTGGGTATTTTGTTCCATCTGGCATTATGATATTATATTCTCCAGCTTGCCAATAAGGATGCCCGGTAGGGTTTAACATTTTAAGGATTCTTTTGCTTTCTTTCATACTTCAAATTTTGATTTGTCAGGGAATAATAAAGGCAGTACTTTATGGCTATTGTCGCATATATCCGATGTGCTGAAAAAAAGCCTGTTAATCTCTTTCGGGATGTGGTTAAGTTTCAGATCCGGGTGAAATTTGCCGTATTCGTGGTTAGTGTAGCAGTACATTGTCTTTACTTCATACCCGTACTGTACCCTCCAGTCTGCCTGTATTTTATTAACGCCTTCGGTAGTCATAATCATAGGGTAGTGGATGCCGTAGTCATCAATATCCCGGTTAAAGTAATTCATTGTGTTTTCCAGTGTCTTACGGTAACTTCCATGTTCTGAATACGTAGTTACGTTGTAATCCATTCTACCCTTGTGTAATAGCCCCTGGTAAGGAGCAAGTAAAAAGTGATCATCATTGCAAAACATAAATTCCCCGTTTACCACATCTGCCCCTGCTTTTAACTTATCGAATATGTTCTTTTCCTTGTGAACCGGAAAGTAATCGGGGTGCGGTATGTGTTCACCTTTAAACCAATCAGGCTTGCCCCCGACAAGTATAATCCGGTCAGGATTCAGCCATTTATCAAATGACCGCAAAGCGTGTTTTAAATCAAAATAGTTATTCCGGCTGCCGTTGAGCAGGGGTATTATCACGACCATTTGAAGGGATATATATTTGAACGGGTGCAACGTCTTTACCTTGTGAATCAGTAAAGCCTGTTTCAACCTTATCTTTCCAATCTTCTTTAAACCTGTTTTTCATGTTGAACATCCATGCGGGAGCACTTCCGTTCAGATCGCCGGTAATTAGTTTTATCCCTAGTCCTTCCCAATATTTACGGGCTTCCCTTTCCGCTTTTTTCAATAGTTCAATTTCGGACTGCAATTCATCTGGGGAATTAGATAGATGGGTTTCAATAGTGCGGTAGTCGCAATCGGGGAAAGATTCTTTGCTGTACCCTTTTTTACGGTGTTCTATATACTCAGCTATGAGCACTTTTATTTGCTCAATGGTGTACTTGTTGAATGAATTTCCTAAAGGTGCCGACATAGGTTATTGTTACCGCAATTTACTAAACTTTCAAACAATTCTGAAATATTTTTTATTTCAGGAAGGATTAATCTTTGCCTTTTGATAAAATAATACCTAGTAATGTTTCGTAACCCATAAAAATTGGCAGGTAAAGCGTTATCCAAACTAAAGGATTTTGCAAATAGGGCTCCTTACTTAAATCGTATTGTTATAAGCAAGCTGCTACGTTCCTGCTTCGTTTGACAATTCCGTTTCAAAAGAATTAAAAAAAAGCCCACCGCACTCTTTAATACGATTCACAGCAATTTCATAATACTCTTTTGATAATTCACT